TCATCATCGTCTTCTAAATCTTCTTCTTCATCCTCATCAAGAAGATCATCGTCTTCTAAATCTTCGTCTTCATCATCCCATTCTATATCATCTTCTACTAAATCTTCCTCGTCATCGTCATTCTCTTCCTCATCAATGACGATATCATCATTATAATCATCGTCATCATTGTAGTACGGATTATCCTCGTCATCGTAACTGTAGGCATAAGCTTCTTCCATCCAATCTGGCATTTTATAAGACATGTTGTTTACTCCTGATGAAATTAAGACATTGGAGTATATTAGAAGGAAGTTAAAGAAAAATGCAATACCTTAAAGAATAAAACCAAAAATTTATCGAACAACTTTATATCGAAAAGAGCAACATCTCACTGGTCCGCTTTTTTCAACAGGCAAAGGACACAAGGTTTTTTCAAAAGTATGAAAGAATCTTCCATCTTCTCCCAAAATATGTTCTATGACAGTAATCACTCTGCCGTGTATCTTTTCCCATTCATACAGCGCAGATCCTTCTACGGCCAATGAGGGCTTGTTACAGGTCTCTGGATCATAGACCCCACAACCCGCATTGTTCTCTGGCTTAAATTGCTTATTGTATTCCGGTGAAAATCCACTGGAGCCACATCCTCTGCAACTCATAGTTCCTCCTTAAACAAAAAGTGTACGACAAAGTTTTCCACTTTGTATTTCAAATGGTGTGTCGGTTCCTTCTCCAACGCCGCCAGTTTCATGCAGATGAATGATAGCATCCTGTGCAGCACTTAATGATTCTGATTGGGAAATCAAAATGGAATCATAAATGTTCTTGTCATTGTCATACAAGTACACTTGGTCATGAGGAATTTCAATTTCAACATTGTACAAAGGATTGTCTGATTGTGCTCTCATCATATGATCGCCCAGCTTGACATTCATTTTACTTTGAATACAAACGATTCCTTCATCATTGGTACATTCTGGAGCAGATAGCATCTTAACTTCTGGTCTCATGAGATTCCTGTCAAAAAAGATTTGTCTTATTTGATCATGATATTCATTATTGAATTTTGTCTTTTCTGCCCAGAGCATAGTCTTTGCAATTGATTCATAAAACTTCACGTTCAAAGGTGCAGATTGAATAGCAGCAAACACTCTTCTTCCCAAAACATCTCGGGCATGTTTCATAGATTCAAACGGAGCATGACCCTTGGCAACAGTGTCTTCATAAACCATTACGAAGATGTCATAAAAAGCACCCAAGAAAACTCGACCAAAACTGTGACATTCAGCAGCCAGTTTATGGTGTGGTGCAGCTTTTGGAAGAGTCCCCGGATTAACATACTTGAAGTCATTGATCGTGCTTCTTAGGTATTGAGGGTTTCTTCCACTCTGTGCCCCAGTCACTCTGAATATCGCTTGGCCAACATGTTCTGCTAGATTGGTAATTACACTTGGTTTTCTCATGTCACCATTTGTTTGAACTAAAGCAAAATGCAAAATTTCGTCATGCGACATGATGTTAAGCATGGCTGTCATGTCAGCAAATGCTTCATGAAATGACCAAACTTCTAATGAGGCCGCTCCCCAAGTGTCAGGTCTGTAAGAATCTAAAATTGCATGTCCTAATTCATGAGCAACAATGTCCGATGAATCGGCAGTAAACACATCGTTATAATAAAAGAACTGCATTGATGCTCTGTTGTAAAAAGCATTAAGGTCTTTTCCTGCTCTTGGGTTTACGATCAAATTATGAGTGCCAGCCCATCTTGGAATCTTTTTCCCAGACAAACGGTTAGCAATGTTATTGATTGTATTGGCTACAGTAACATGACAGTTGGCTGCTTGAGACTCAACTGAGCTTCGTGGATAACCTCCACCTTTATATTTTACAACCGTAAATTTCAAGTTGGAAGGAATGACCGGTGGGGGTATATTTTTAACCAAGTTAGGCGTAGTCATGTCATTTAAGACATATTGAATTAGCTTCGCATTGGGCACTGGTGCTGGTGCTGATACTGGTCGTGGCACTGGTCGGCGGCGTTTGTATCTTCTGCCAACTCTTTTGCTGGCGTCCATTGTTTTTTCAAATCCTATAAGATTCATAAATTTGTCATAACAACCTGCCACACATTCCTTGGTCCGCATCCAACATATTCTAAATTGATCAAGTAAATTCATTAAGACCCTCCATATTCTATATAGTCTTAAGAAGAGAGGTAACAAAATGAGTTGGACTCAAAAAGAAAATGCAATTCGAGAAAAAAGAACAATTGAAGCCACAAAGAAAAATTTCATGGGACCAGCAGGAAGATTAGGAGTGATTGCCAAAGCTCTTGGACACCCAATTATACGAGAAGGCAGTGGGTTCATGGATATAAGTTTTCTGGAAGATCCTTATGAAGATTTCACAGACAGTGAATTTGCAACTACAGCCAGTGGACAAAAAGGACCGTTAGCATTCAAAGATGAACTCCCAATAGCTAACAGTGACTTCATTGAAGAAGAAGGTTATGTATTCGATGGCTTGAGCCGTGGAATGCACCTTGAAATAAAATATTGGCACAGTAGTCATAAATTAGAAGTAACTTACAGAGGGTTTTTGGTTTACAAAGAAATTGCTGGAGAGCTTGATAATTACGCCCCATTTCCAGAATGGGAAGACATGATCAAAAGACTATATAAAGCGGCTAAAGTTAGAGCCAAAGATGACATTTCTGTGGAAGAAATAGAAATAAGCGAAGCAATTGATAGAAAAAAAAGAAGCATTTGGGAAAACCTTAAAAATAGATGGGGTCTCTGATACAACGAAATCGCTGCCAAAAAAAATAAGCTGAAAATCATAGATAGAGTGCAGTTAATCATCTAGTGCTAGAACCCATAGGAGGGGATTTATGTCTCATAATCACAATAATTGTTGTAACAAGTCTGACTGCGACCATGTAGAGGTCAAACAATTGACTCTTGATGATGGACGCAGAGCAGAACGTCATGTATCACATGATAGCGGCAACGAAGTAGTTGAAATTTTCGCTGAAGAGCGAAGACCGCTAAAAATGGAAAAGCGAATCATCCGAGAGCACAAGCAAATTGTCTCTAAGGAAACTCACGAAACAATCAAAGATGGAGAAGTATCTCACATCGAAGTTCGTTCACTCGAACCAGAAGTTCCACTACAAGTGCGTGAGCGCATTGGCCTAGTGGATCATCACAAAGTTGTTGATGGAGACTATGTTCGCAAAGACGAGATTGGGCAGATTGTAGCCGACAGTGTTGTTACTGGCGTGGCTGCTCTTATGGACAACATGGATCACCCTGTAGTTCATGAGGACAAACAACCTATGTTCCATGCACAATCTGTTGTCGAGAATAATGTTGCTGAGAAAAAGAAAAGCGATGGAATGGCAAACGTAGTTATGGGCGTCCTTCTGGTTGCTCAACTTGCATTCTTTGGCTACATGTTCTTAATGTAAAAGAGGGGCCGACATTTGGAAACAATACAGTCTGCATAACTTTCCCTCCTATAAGAAAATCGTGATCTCTTCAAGGGATCACGATTTTTCTTTCAGTAGTACAAGGAAGATGGTTCGCAAACCAGTTTTCAAATACTCTTCTGAGGAGAGCGACTTAAACGATTTGTTTGAGGAGCTTACTCCTTTGGATGAGTCGGGCGTACTCTTACATCCCACCCTTCAATATCCTCTTCTGCGCATGATTCTTCAATGTAACGAGTAGCTCTTGCCTTGGCTTCAGAAATAGCCACATCATAAGGAACTGAGCCCATCTCCCCAAGATCGACAAACTTTGGTCCACTCTTATGTCGATACATCAATTGCATAAACCAAACAGAATTTGACTGTTGAATGATGGCACTTTTATCTTTCCAAGCAACAAGACTTTTTGCTGTCTGTAAAGCTTCATCAAAAGTGTCAAACTTTATGAAAGAAGTATCTGGTTGAACGTCTGAAGTAATTGATGTTCTTGGATCAGTTTGTGTTGGTATTTTTTGTAACACAAATTTTGCATCATGACTATGAATCAAAAATCCTTTGTTCATTAAAACTTGATATAACTCGTCTACCATCATATATTTCCCTATAAAAAATGCCCACGCAAAAAGGTGGGCATTCATTTAATTGTGTTGAAAAACTTATGCACCTTCGGTGAACATCACCGTGATTGGAAATCTTTCCAATGTGGAATCTTCTGGGTCTTTCATGAAGTTCTTAGAAGACTTTGTAAGCCTAGCATAATCACCCCATTTTGGAATTCGATCCTTGCGGTATGTCCGAACTTTAGAAACAGCCTCAGACCTTGTACGGACTTCGTTTCCGCATCTAAACTCATATCCAGTAAGATGAGTTGGTGTTTCTTCAATTACCAATAGCGTCCTGCGTATTGGATGAGTATGATGTTTGCCCTGATAATACAATCGAGCGACTGGCTTGTTTGAAACAAGATCATACACTTTTTGTTTTTTAGTTTTCGTTTCCATCGATCTCTCCTTGAACGATTTTGTTATAAATTTCTGTAGCGTATTCAACGTCACCTAATCTTTTATTCCCAAATCGATCATCTGTCAAGGGCACTTCATAAAGAAGATTGGCAGAAATAAATAAAGGAAGTTCTGGCCTCGCAGAACCTTCTTCAAGTTCCACCTCTGCCATCACAAAGTATAGATTTCCATTGTTAAAGAAATCTACTTCCCATGTGTTATCGTTGTTATCGACAACATAACGATCTTTCTTTAATTTGCCGACACACACAGACCACAAATCTTTTCCATCTCGTTGATCCATTTGTTGTTCGACTTCAATTACTCTTTTTCGAACTTTCTGTTTGAAAGTTAAGAACCATTTGGTGTCTCGATCTAATTGACCTTCTTCACGAGACGATCTGACACGACAAGTCATGCCTTTAGAGAAAGCCAGATATCCTTGTTGAATCACAAGGTGCTTCTTGCAATGTTTCTTAAAGTATGAATCGTTCGTGACGATATTGAGAACGTATTTGAATTCGTGTTCAGTCGGCATCGCAAAGGGGATCCTTCTTCTCTGTGATATTGGAGCACTGTGGAATCATCTCTTCATTCAGTTTAATGAAGTCTATCCACTCCTCGGGAACTTCATCTTCTCGGAAGATCGCTTCCACCGGACATTCTGGCACGCAAGCCTGACAATCGATGCACTCGGCAGGATCGATATAAAGCATCGACTCGCCTTCGTAAAAGCAATCGACGGGACATACCACTACACAATCAGTGTATTTGCATCCAAAACATGGTTCTGTAACAACGTAGAAGCTCATCTACCACTCCCTAAAGGAAAACGTGCTTGCCTTCAATAAGGCCATCTTTGTTGGCCTTCATTAACTTCACTGTATCATATTGTCCATAAGCAATCAATACCGAAGGCCCACCAGAATTATGTTTTGCTTTGGTGCCGTCTGGGTAATGGAAATACAATCGACCTTTAAGGAACAAAATTGAATTTGCATGATCCCACACATGGTCGAAGAACATCTTTGTCTCCGTGCGTGCAAAAATTAGAGTCGTTCCATGATTGTGCTCAGCCAGTTTGCCAATCCACTTTCCTGTCTCTGGACCATAAGGAGGGTTGAGCCAAACTCGCCCCAACCACTCCTTGTTGAATCCATCATCATCAATGTTGTAAGAATTCTCTGCCGTCTTCCAAGGCTGAGTGGCAGAACAACAAGGATCGAGGTCAAATGGACCGAGAGCATCTAAGATGAATTGAGGTGTAATCCAATCATCCGTTCTTCCTTGGTATGCTCTCGTATGGCCTCCAATGCCTTTGCTTTTGCTCTTCATTACCATTATGACTTCTCAGAACAACTTTTGTCCTTCGGAATCATCTTTTCAACTTCACGAGCCGTCTTCCATGAATCCAAAAGTTGTTCTTCATAAAAGAGGTGCGTGTATGCTGTGGCCGAATTATCGAACTCCTCGGTCTGGTTAAGACGCTCAGTGTATTTGTCAGCCACTTCATCTTCCATCACTACGATGGCTTTCATGATAGCACCGGGACATTTCAGGTCCGCTGGATATTCATTAACATCCGTGCCCGGCACGCCGCCCAGATGGACGATCAGTTCAGAGAATTGAGTTACATGAAGCAACTCATCAGCAGCTTGTTTTTCACAGAACTCCCGAAGTTCGTTTCTATGAAGTCCACGAATTTGCACGGCAAACTGAGTGTAAGCCGCAAGGTGTTTTCTCTCGTTCTTCAAATCTTCTTGTAGCAACGCAACCAAATCTTCATTCGTCATTGTGATCTCCTTCGTTTAGAATTTGTAGGTCATCATTTACAGAGCATAGCATAGTTTCATCAAGATCGACAAGACCTACATGATACAACGCATGACAGCAAGCGCACAACACCACACATTTATTCATTTCGTTTGCTACAGACTTATATCCATAGTCTGCTCCACGTCCCATCTGAAACTGTTTCTTTTTAGGATCAAAATGATGAAATTCCAGTTGCGCCGAATGAAATTCCCCTTCCCATTTACATTCTGGGTTCTTGCATCCATAAGATAAACACACCTCATTGATCAATTTGCGTTTTACTTCACGATGCTTTTTGGCTCGTTCAAGTATTTTGTCACGATTTTTTTCATAGTGAATTTTGGATTGTTTTTTAAGATGATCTTTGTTTTCCAAATAATACTTCCGATGTCTATTCGTCATGTTTGTGCAATTCTCCATTCCCATGTCTGTGATAACCATGAGGGAATGGAACCTCTGGATGTCCGTGGTCATGCACATAAGGCATTTTCTTAAATTCAGCTACATTGAAAATTGGTCGGCCTTCGGCCTGACAGAGACGCCATGCTAATTCAAAACCATATCTAGCAACCTTCTCTATGCCATCGTAGTTAATTCTATCAGCAGTGTCATCTGGAGTATGATAGTAAGAATGGCCTCCAGTATGTAAAAAAGCAATAGGAACTCTTTTGTTGTAGAAACATGCGTGGTCTGATCCACCTGATCCCCTGCTGGTGATCTGCTTTGCAAAAGAATACTTGCCGTTCAGACTGTCGATAATCCGACCAATATCTGGAGAACTGTCGCCTGCATTGAACCCAGCGAAGTATTGTCCCCGACCTAAGTATCCGACCATATCGAAGTTAATCATTGCGATGTGTTTTTTGATAGAAGGGGTACTTCTGGGAAACGTAGGATTGTCGCAATAATATCGACTGCCGATCAATCCCATCTCCTCTGCACTATAAGCTTGGAAGACAACAGTTCTTTTGACTTTTCCTTTAAGCATGGAAAATGCTTGTGCAATTTCCATCAAAGCTACAGTGCCAGATGCGTTGTCGTCTGCTCCGTTATGGATGTCAACACGTCGTGATCGACTCATACTTGGCCCATATCCAATATGATCCATGTGAGCACCGATAACAATAATCTCGTTTTTCAAAACTGGATCATTGCCTTCGATCCAAGCAAATATGTTTTGCGTAAAGTCATCGCCCTTTTCGTTTTTAGGGCCAGCATTCATTCTGCGAATACTAAATTTCTGGTATTCAGTGTCCAGATTGTTCTCTTCGTGAAAATCCTTAATGTAAGTGGCGGCAACGACATTGCCCTTCTTGCCACTCATTCTTCCTTCTAGCTCATCTGAGGCCAGATAGCGAAGATGTTCTTCAAGCTCTTTGCTTGTAATAGATGCTAGAGCCTCTTCAAAGGTAGATTCCTTTGACTCTGGGATCGGTGTAATTTGTCCTGTGTCATCAGGTTTTGGATTTTCAGCTACTACAGGTGGCTGGTTTCTATCCTGAAATACCTTATATGCGATTACGCCTGTAAGGGCAAAGTTGACACAAATTACGATAGTTAACAGATTTCTAAGTTTCATGATTCACCTCAAAACGCATTGTAACTACTTTCTGTAATAAAGCAAAGAGAGAAATAGTACAAAAATTGCGACTTAGTTAATAACTATAGAAGGTAACAATGAGTTGGGAGGTAACACAATATGCCATTTCATGACGTAGATCCAGAATGGAAGTCGAAATATGACACTTTAGAAGATCATTACAACGGTGAGTATGATCCAAAGTATTTCAGCTTCAACAAGTATGAAAAAACAATCGATCCGATGGAACCCTTCGATGAAATCGAAGAATATGACCCAGTAACAATACACAAGGAAATGCTTAAATGTGCCATGTCCTTCACATATTGGTGTCATAAGTATGTAAAGATTGCGCATCCGAAGCGAGGACTCCTTCCTTTTATTCTTTACAAGTATCAGAAACGTGTAATCAAAGAATATGAAAACCGTTTCTGTATCTTGTCAAAATTTCGTCAAGGGGGCTTGACGACAGTGACAACCATTTGGGCTTTATGGAGATGTCTCTTTAAGCTCGATGAAACGCTTATGGTTCTTTCCAAGTCTGATCGTGAAGCTATCGCCGCTGGTGAAATCGTCAAAAGAGCGATGCAAGAGCTTCCAGAATGGATGAAACCTGATATGGAAAAGAACAACGATCACCAGAAACTATTTCATGACACTGGTTGCAAATTGTTCTTCTACACACCGGAAGCTGCTCGTGGTCGTTCTATCACATATTTGATCTTGGACGAAGCAGCGTTTATTCCACAGATGGACAAGCACTGGAAAGCTATGTTTCCAACTATCTCTACTGGTGGACACTGTATCACAATTTCTACGGTTAACGGTGTCGGCAATTGGTACTATGACATTTTCATGGGTGCTAAGAGGGGACGAGGATTCGGTAAAGACTTCCACATCATCGAATTGGATTACTGGGAACATCCTGACTACGATGATGAAGATTGGGTTAAGCAAACAAGATCACAACTTGGTGAAAAAGGTTGGTTACAGGAAGTTATGCGTGACTTCCTTGGTGCCGGTGAATCATACATCGACCCGGAAATCATCAATGATCTCGATTTAGTAACACGTGAGGTTGAGCCAATTAGAAGGTTGTTCCCAGAGTACAACAACCATCACGAAGCTCAAGATCAAAGACTTGAAGATTTAGATTCATGGATCAAAGGTGCTTTGGAAATCTGGAGAGAACCAGTTGATGGCAGAGAGTACATCATTGGAGTTGACTGTGCCGAAGGTATGGGAGACGAGAACGACAACAGTTGTTTTGAAGTCATAGACGCTGTGACTTGCGAGCAAGTGGCAGAGTTCTATTCAAACATCGTTCCTCCGCACAACTTCTCTCAGATTTTGTCCATGGTGGGAAGAACCTACAACAGTGCTTTAATTGTTGTAGAATCTCAGAATGCTGGACTAACTGTTTTAGAAAAACTGATTCACGATTTGGCCTATGACAATCTGTTTGAATGCTCACAAGGAGCAAGTCTAAAAAGCAAAAACACACAACCGGGAATTAAAACCACTCGGGCTAACAGGCCGAAATTCTTAGAAACAATGCAGACCAGACTTATTGCTCACAGTATGGCAATTCGTAGTCGTCGGTTCGTAAAAGAACTTAAAGGTTTCATATTCAACGCTCAAACAAAAAGAGCAGAAGCTTCAAAGGGATTTCATGATGATGCAATTATGGCGATGTGTATTGCATTATATGCCAGAGGTGCATCTAACAGAAATGTTCCTATTGGATACGAAGACGAAGATATGACTGAGGCTTTCAAGGCAGAGATATACGAAGAAATCAAAAGAGAACTATCAAAGGATGCTCCAAGTTACATAAATATTGACGATATGGATTTGTTAGAAGACGCAAACAAAGACATGGCATCAATTTCACATGGAAACAAAAGAAAACATAACGCTATCTTGAAAGAATTTGGATGGAGTGTAATTCCATTCATGTTTGTAAATTTTAGACAAATTCATGATATTTTGACTAATTTGGTTGGCAATACACTATTTTAGTTTATGACAATCATAAACAAAAACAAATTAACACAACTACACGTTAAAGATGGCATGACTTACAAAGAGATAGCCGAAAATCTAAACACAACAATTTACTGGGTAAGAAAATCTATTAAAGAACATGAAATACAGCCAAGAAAAGCAGGACAAAGAGAAGGAAAAACACACAGTGAAGAAACAAGAAAAAAGATATCTGCGATACACAAAGGGAAAACAGTAAGCAAAGAAACTCGCATTAAAATGAGCGAATCTAAAAAAGGTTCGTTAAATCATAACTTTGGGAAGAAACATAAACATCATGGAAAAAGACATTGGTGTAAGTGCCCTGACGGTAAGACAGTATCCATGCGAAGCACTTGGGAAATTGCTTATACCGAACATCTTAATCAGATAGGGACAATGTGGAAGTACGAACCCAAAACATTTGTTCTTGAAGATGGCAGAGCTTATACACCAGATTTTTATCTTTCTGATGACAAAACATGGGTGGAGGTAAAAGGCTGGCTTACACCAGAGCATAAGACAAGAATGGAATCGTGGAAAAAAGAAAACCCTGATGAGTCTTTGATTTTAGCTGATAAGAAGTATTTGCAATCTCTTGGAATTGATCTTAAGAAGAAGTGGATAACATCAAAACCAAAATTTGAATGCCTAGAGTGCAAAGAACTATTCTACAGAAAAGAGCCAAGTCAAAGATTGTGTTCTGTAACTTGCAGAAATAGATTTGTGGCAAGTGGTAAAAGATTAACAAAAGAAGAGGATAAACCCAAAAGAAAGTACAATGGAAATCAGTCATATGGAAATAACAACTCTTCAAAATTGACCCAAACAGATATTCAAGAAATTAGAGATATGAAAAAATCCAAAGCAGCAGAAGAGATAGCTATGTTAAAGAAAACTTCGGTTTCAAATGTGTACAATATATGCAGAGAGGTGTCATGGAAATAACAGACAACAACAGATAAGAGGTAACATGAGTCATCAATTTATAAAAAACATGAAAACAGGAGTTTTGCGTATGGAGCGATCTAGTGAAGAGGTCCATATGCCAATTACATTAGACTTTCATTTTGAACTAGCAGAAGAACATAAGGGAAGCGAGGAAAAATAATGGATTACGGAACAGATCAACTCGGAAGAATAAAAGGTCTTTTGTCTCAGGCATTGGGCGTGGCTAATCACAATATGAAAAGCAACAGGTCTGTAGATGAGGCCAAGTCTCATATTAGACAAGCCATGAAAAATGTTGATAAGGCATCAAAATCAAAATCGAAAAAAGCCCAGCAGACAGAAACCGACTATCAGCAATGGTGGGGAAATGTTCAAGCAGGAGTGGCTAGTGTGGCAGCTTCACCAATGTCAAAAGAGGCTAACGAAAAGTCCCTTAATGAACTCGATAAGATGATTGACGACGAAGAAACCAAACTAAAAGAACTTGAAGCTCTTCAAAATCAAGGGCCTAACCAATTATTACAAGACTAAAGACGCTAAAATTGCAAACAAGGCCCGAATTTTTTTCGGGCCTTATTCATTTATAAGAATGATCATGCAAAGATTTAGAAAGTTCTTAGAAATGAAAAACACACAATATGACTACTCGTCAGTTCACGTAGATGTTCCAACTGAAATAGCAGAGGACATAATAAAATGGGGAAGTCAGAAAATACCAGACAATGAAATATTTGTCAGCCAGACTGACCCCTCTTTTGGTCGAGAAGACGAAATGCACGTCACAATCCTTTATGGAATACATTCAGAGACTTCCGAACAAGTAAGAAAACTGATTACTGAAAAGCCACTAAAAGTCAAACTGGGCAAAATAGAAGTATTTACAAACCCATTAAAATTTGACGTGGTTGTAATTGGGATTGATAGTCCTGATTTGTCTGACTTTAATGAAAAAATGAAGGATGACATCGAGTATACCAATAAATACTCAGAATATAAGCCTCATATCACAATTGCTTATGTCAAAAAAGGCAAGGGCTGGAAACACAGAGGCAATAACAAATGGGAAGGGAAAGAGTTCTCTTGCGACAAAATTGTTTTTTCATCTAAGAATGGAACTAAGGAGAGAATCGCTCTCTAAAGAAGGATTCCACAATCCTCCTGTTTTCTTGTGATACCACTTCATGCCAGATAGTCGATTCAAGTAATAGTCTTCTGGCTTAGGAAGTGCAATATTTGCATTAAACGGTGAAGTCCAATATACAAACTTACAACTTTTTCTTAAAGCTCTGCAAGTGAAGTCTTTATTGTGCAATATGACATCGCACCAAATAGACGCAGAATTCTCTCGTTTGTGATCATTATTGGTCAGAATCTCCAAATCTTCTGGATGATGGTAATAAAAATCCGTCTTGAAGAAATCAAACCTTTGATCTTCTTTAAGTTTTTCTACAAGTGATTCCCAACCAGATCCCAAATGTGTCATTATGAAGAGAGAATTTTTTTGCATTCTTTTAACTCCTCCATTTTAACCTTCCAACTTGCAATAGATTTATCAAAAACAGATTCCATACCTGCTAAAAATGCTGGATCACTAAAATTGTATTTACCACTAATCATAGTCTTTGTCGCCAAAAAAGTTGGCACAGTAGATCCATTTTTTAAGGCAGTTCCTACAGAGAAAATGCTCCATAAATAAGACCACTCACCATTTCTCTGTCTTTTGACAGCACCTATAACATGACCAGTTTGTGATACTTTAACCATTATCTGTGCTACTCCGGGGCCAGCCCAATTGTTTTGTGTAAGTTCAAGCCCTACCCATCTATTTTTTATAGCTTGAGCAACTTGGTTTATTTCTTTCTCAATTCTACGTTTGATCCAATAGTTCTTCATGGGAACTTCCTCCTAGATACTGTAATTAAAGTAAGCCATTGCAAAATGTGCCCAACCCTAATAACTACAGAAGGTAACAATGAGTTAGGGTAATACCCCGAAGGAGTAAAATTATGGCTTGGTGGGATTTTTTCAAAGTCTTTACGTATGCGTTCACTGATGATCCTCTTACAAAGAGAGATCAAAAAGACCTTATGGGTGCTGGTGTGTCCCAGCCCGATGCCATCCCGGATATTCGTGCCGGTCAGGACGGCAACTGGGGCGGTGGCGGTGGGGCGATTAAGTTACGTGACACAAACGATTTTGTCGATTTGTCTACGGTCACGAACCGTATTCATAGATATAAAGAGTACGAACGCTTAAGAAACATGGCAGAAATTGAAATGGCCATGACCGTTTTCGCTGACGAAGCATGTTTGGCAGGCAGTACAAAAATTGCAACGCCACATGGATTTAGAACAATCAAAGACCTAGCAGAGAATGAGACCGAAAGGTTTTTGGTCTATTGCTACGATCATAATAAAAGAGACTACACCCTTGGTTGGGCATTCAATCCACGAAAAGTAAAGACAGCACCAACTATCAAAATCATGCTTGATGATGGAAACTCTTTTATCGTCACAACAGATCATGAAATTCTATTGAGAGATGGAAAGTGGATAGAAGCAGGCGAGCTTAATTACGGACATGAGTTAATGCCGTTCTATCATCTGGAAGCCAGACAGGACTTAACGGGAATTAAAACAAATCAATTCCCGAGAATATGGACACACGAAAAAGGTTGGGTTCATGAAAGACAATTCGTAGATGAGTGGACTACTGGAAAAACCAAAGATGAACTCAAGGCAGTTAACAGCTATTGCCAAATGATTGCTGAAGGATTGACAGTAAGGCAAATAACAAAACTCACAGGAAATAATTTTGTCACAGTAAGAGACAGAATTGAAAATGCTGGATTCTCAAATAAAGAGATGAAGTGGCTTGGCAACAAAGAAGATCGCCGACGAGTGGTCGGTGTTCAACCATGGAAAGAAATTGATGTCTATGACATGTCGGTAGAGAAACACAAAAACTTTGCAACCAATTGGGGCATCGTTCACAATTGCCAAAAAGATGATGAAGGTCATGTGATGAATATCATGTGTGCAAATCAAGAAGTTAAAGAAGAAGTTGAATGGTTATTGTTCCATCGCAAAATGCTTAACTTCGATCAAAAGAAAATGTGGGACTTGGCAAAAAGACTGTTCATTAACGGAGACTTCTTTTATGAACTGATTATTGATATTGAAAATCCTAAGAACGGAGTTATTGGTTTAATTCCTTTGCCAGCAGACAGCATCTACAGAATCGAAACAACCAAAGGCAAGATCGTAGAATATCAACAATCTAAGGAAGGCCCAGATTATCAAAGTTTGGCCAGAGTGGAAGTCACTCAGGCAACTGAGGCCGATCTTCAACAGGCCACAGCCGTAAGGTTCGCTCCAACACAGGTAGTTCACTTTAAGATCGGAGACGATAGAAAGACATTCTATCCATACGGCGTGTCTCTTATTGAGGCCGCTCGTGGGCCAGCACATCAATTAAGATTGATGGAAGATGCCATGGTTGTTTACAGACTGACACGTGCGCCTGAAAGAAGAGTGTTCTATATTGACGTTCAACAATTGAATCCGGCTAAAGCCGAAGCATTCATAGAACGTATGAAAGATCAATTTAAGAAAAAGAAAGTTGCTAGTGGTAAAGGTGGAGGCAGCGGAGCGTCCGCTGTTGAAGAACGCTGGCACGCTCCTGCGGCTGATGAAGATTACTGGATTCCTATTCGTCCTAATGCCAACACACGTGTTGAAACATTACCGGGTGCTCAGAATCTTGGAGAGATCGACGACACAGTTTACTTCAGAAACAAACTGTTCACCGCTTTGAATTTCCCAAAGAACTATTTCAACAACGAAGATTCACAAGCAACCAGAATTTCATTATCAGCACAAGACATTAAATTCGCTCGAATGATCGAAAGACTTCAAGCACACATCGAAGATGCTTTCTGGGAAATCTGTGATAGGCATCTAAGGTTAATGGGATACACAGAAGATTCCTACGAAGACCTTGAAATAAAAATGACTCCACCGTCTGACTGGCGTGAACTCACAAGAGCAGAGGTTGTAACTAATCGATTAAATAACGCAGCCAACTTAAAGGGTTCACAATTGATGTCAGATTATGACATTCTAGTATTGTGGCTCAAGTACAGTGAAGATGAAGCCAAAGAAATGTTAGCTCGACTCAAAATACAAAAATTGGAAGAGTTGAAGCTACAGATCATTGCACAGAATCCAGCCTTGTTAGGTGTAGGTCTTCCCGGCCCAGATGATGGAGAAGAAATTGGAACAGAACCCGGTGGTCCTAATCCAATGCTTGGTCCAGAGATGGGAGCGCAAGGAGATGCCATGGGTATGCCTCCCGGTGCAGGAGAAGCTGGCGGAATGCCAACTGGTGCTCCGGGAATGCGTAAATACATGGACGCAGAAGAAGGCATGGGAGGAGAAATGGGAATGGATCAAGGCCCACCTCCAGCAGCCGGTTCTGGAAACCCAATTCCTGATGCTACAGAAACGGATATCAAGAAATTCGATCTGGAAATCAAAGACTTTGCCCAAGAAATGGACGAAGAAGAAACTGATAGGAGCGAGGAAGGATGATGAAAAATTTTTATGAATATAATAACACAACAAAAACAGGATCGTCAATCATTGGCAAATCAAAAGTTTCAAAATAGCAGAATGTTAGAAAAGCTAAAAGTTATTGCGATGAATGCAAAAAAAATCTGCATTAACCAACTCAAGTCTAAATTCAAAAATGAGCAACATTCAAAAGGTTGAGTTAATGGCAGCATCACAAGATGTCAATAATTTTATCTCTCAATACAATCCAGAAGAATATTATGGGACTGATTTAGAAACCATTAAAGTTAATTTATTGGCTATGATAAAACAAGTTGCCAAAGGAAAGTTCAATTCAACTTACAAATGGAAAAATGCAGCATGAAGCCATCAGAAGCCCCATTTCAAGCAATGAAAAACCGCAAGAACTTGAAAGGTTCTTGCGGTTGCTTCAAATGTTTAGAAATATTTGATATTAGTGAAATAAAAGAGTGGACTGATAATGATCAGACGGCTATTTGTCCAAAATGTAATGCAGACTCCGTTTTGCCAGAGACAGATAACTTAGAAGCCATAAACAAACATTGGTTTAAGAGTTAGTCTTCGCCTTCTCCACCACCGTATCCTGTGTCAGCACCGGATGGTACCACCTCGTCTCCATCAGATGGATGGTCAGGCTCTTTGTTGGCAGTTGGACCAATATCTCTCTGCAACTTCCTTAAAAGACCAGCTATCTCTTGATCTCCACGTTGCGCAATGCCTTCAAAAAATTGCATTGTTTCTTCGGGATATTTATCAAGCACGGCTCTGAATAACTCTTGCTGAACATGTTCATAATCATCAGCGTAATCTTCTTCCCCCGAACTAAACTTAAAGTTTGAAACAGGGTCGCCGCCCTCTCCAAACCCTTCTCTTACTTCCCGTTCTTCACTCCATCTGCGCCAGTTGGACATTACAAACCCCTTTCTTATCAAAAATCACATCTCTCTGCATAACTAGATAGTAGTAGGCAGAAGGTATTTATGTGGATCTGAGTCAATTTCGTGCCTATTCGAGTATATAAAACATACACTTGCAAGCTGTACGTGTCAAACACATTAGAAGTCGAGGAGTTAAAACCATGAGAAGAAAACTCATAAAGCAAGATGCCTTCGATAGAATGACTAATGAGTCAGTAACAACGGCTGAGCGTGAATTGGTTGAAGCAGCACCGGCCTTAGCAAAAGCATTAGGAACAGAGCACATTGCTCTACATGGATTCACAGAATCCACTGTCGTTTATGAAACACCAAACGACACCTATGTTCATGCTGGGTACGAACTGAAGGAATCCAAGATCACCTTTAATAATATTGAAGAACTTGTCATAGACGAATCTTCTCGCAAAACAAAAATGCGTGGAATGCTTTCGGAAATGCTTGATTCAATTCTTAAAGATGAACATGCACAGGCGACTGCTCAATTTCAAGACTATCTAGGAATGGTTCGTTGGAACGAAAATGTTCAAATACGAAACAAAGCTACGAACGACAAGAGCCACAGGGACGACAATCACAGAGCTAATGTTCTTCAAGCAGCAAAGGCTGCTGGATTCGACAACGCTTATGTGACTTCGCAGAATGTTCTTGAATACGTAGAATTCATGAAAGTTGGTCCGACTCTCCGAGAGTCTACTTTGAAAACAGATAAGGCCGGAAACGTGGTAGGCATGTTAATGCCGACCATTAACGAAAGAAACAAAAACAAGGTTCAGTCCTTCAAGTGGAAGACAATCAACGCTGACAACCATCAGGTTCGTGAAAGTGTTGCGGCTCTGCCACAAGATCAAAATTTCTGCAAAGCAATTTCTGATCTGAAGCGACAGAATGCTTTCTCTGACCAGAAATCACTGGAAGAGTCTCTTGATCATGTAGTTTCTACATGGCCAAGTCTTCTTTATGTCACACAAAGCGAACTCGCTCAGATTGTGTCCGAAGCACTTCACACTGCTGGTGCCCGCAATTATGAAGACAAAACTTGTGTGTTTATGGCAGAAGGTCTGCTTCGTAAAGCCCACAGTGCTTACACAGAAAAGGTCAACCAGATTCTTCATCTGGCCGGTGCCTCAAGATGTGATGAGGAAACTGATCCTTATGCACACTTCCAAGGCGTTGTTGAGCAGTTCTACCCAACATTGGATGAACAGTTCGGTCTTGAAAGAAAAGTATTCTCTGACTTGTATGAAACCTACCAAGGTCTTTACAAGATGGCAGAGAGACGTGATGAAAAATCCATTATGAAGCAATCTGCAAGTTATCTTAATGAGCTTGCTGACGTTCTTAATGAAAACATCAAACCTGATTTGCTACTCGTTGAAGAAGCAGCCACTTGGCTAGCTCAATTCGTCGAAGCAAACGTCCAATATGCTTCTGAGAAGTGGGATGTTTCTAATACACCTCACCTGACAGTCTCAGGCGATCATCCACACATGGCAAGAAACGCTAAAGTTCCTGCTATTGCTGGTCGTCATGATGGCGAATGGGGAGATTCCGCTCCTGCAATCGGTCAGGACAACCACAACTATAAAGGCGGTAAAAACGCCAAGACTATGAGAAACAATAGTTGGGGTCAAGAAGGCGGTGGAGAAGTCTTCCCGAAACTTAAGAATCCTTACGTGCCGAAGCCATTTGGTGACTACACGATGAAGGGCGAAAAAGGCGTTGATAAAGATGCTACAGGCCAACACTGGTCTACATGGCAGACATCCGATACATGGCCTGATCTTCAGAACCCATATGTACCGGGCGAAGCTGGTGGAGAAGGTGGTAGTGGCCACAAGATGAAGAATGGTCCTGAGACCGATTTAGTAGTTGACAAATAATTTATTAAGGAGCAGTTACATGGACAATATGTTGTTGATTGATTGTTGTAATAACTCCGGTTTTGAATTTGAACTGAATGAAAGCGAGGCCCCAAGCGAACGGGGTCTCGTGAAGTTCAGAGGAAAATTTCAAGAAGCCGAAGCTATCAACAAAAATAAGCGCATGTATCCGTATGGTGTCCTTGATGAAAATGTCAAACGTCTTCAAGAAGCTCTTGAAGAAAGAAGACTTGTCGGAGAACTGGACCATCCAACGGATTCAATAATTCACTTTGCAGACGCTTCCCACGTTATCACCAACCTTTGGTGGGATGGGAATGTCTTAATGGGAGAAGGCGAAATTCTGAATACTCCTCACGGTAAAGTCCTTAAAGCACTTATCAATGATGGAGTAAAAGTCGGAATTAGTTCGAGAGGTGTTGGGAATGGTTCTACAAACGAAGATGGCATCCTAGTTATTGGTGAAAGCTACAAGCTTATTACCTTTGACGCAGTTGCCGATCCTTCTACGTTTGCAGCGTTCCAAGAGAAAGTAGTAGATGCACCATCAGGAAAGAAGCGAGAGAGCGTAACTCCCCGCCAAAACCTTGAGGGACGAGGGAATCATATAGAAGCAGGAATTACTAAAAACGAGTCCTGCGGCATAGATATGATTAACAAAGAAGCATTGATCGCCTGTCTGGGCGGCTTTGTTAAATCTCAATCAGAAAAATATATGTCGAGGTTAGGTAAATGAAAACAATCACAGAAGCACTAAAGAAGATTCTTCCTGCTGAGCATGTGAATGAGGTTGCCAAAGCTGTCGAATCAATGATGGCTGAGCAAGTCAAAGGACTCGAAAAAGAGTTTCAGACGAAGCTTGAAGAAGCTTACTCACAACTAGCTGAAGAAAAAGAAGCAGACGAAGCTATAGCCGAACAGGGTTATAAGCAAGCTTACGAATGTGTCGCCTCTCTAATGGGACGACTTGATGAACAACGTGAAGAGTTCGAAACGGCTCTCGAAGAAGGTTTCGAGGAAGCATGGAATGAACTTAACACAGAGAAGGGCAAAAATGGAAACATTGAAGTCGAACTCTACGAAGAATTTGATAACAAGCTTAAGGAAATGCAAGAATTCATGGTCGATAAGATGGATGAATTCCTAGCACTACAAGAGCAAGAAATTTATGAGTCTGCCAAGAAAGATATCCTCGCAGATCCACATGTACTTGAGCAAAGAGTAGCAGTCGAAAAAATGGCTGAAATTCTTTCCGACTACATTGATCGTGATGATATGAATGGCATTACATCAAAACAGCTTGAAGAGACGCACAAGTCCGTTGAGTCACTCAGAGGACAGCTTCGAATCGTCGAAGCACGTAATGTAAAGCTGTCGGCAAGAAACAATAAGCTTAATGAGCAAGTCGGCGAAGCTGACGCACTGCTTACAGAAGCAACAAAAGCCGGAAGAAAAGAAAGAGCAAAGAAAGCGAAGAATGCAAGTGGGCGTGGCCAAAGGGTAACTGCGGATCAGGTAATTGCCGAGTACGCAGCACCAACACATGAAGGCAGCAACAAAAAAGAGGAGACCCTGACGGAAGGGTCAAATCCGCTGAACGACCTTCTAGTTCTATCTGGTATCGAGGAGTCTCGCTAAGAGAACTCTTCTAAGAGAGGAAATCAATTATGTCATTTAATGCACGTTATCTAAACGAAGCAAGAGAGATTGAGTCCAGATGGTCGAAGCCACTTTCTAACGGTAAGTCAATGCTTCACGGTATTACAAATCGTTACGAAAGAGCCACAGCCGCCGTTATGCTGGAAAACCAGCGTCTAATTAACGAGGCCATGACCGACACTGGCGACATCGCTCAGTTCAAGCGAATTTCTATTCCGCTTGTACGAAGAATTTACCCGCAGCTTATTGCAAACAAGATCGTTTCAGTCCAGCCATTGCTTGGGCCAACCGGTTTGGTTTACTACCTGCGTTTCCGATACTCATCCAACAAGGGAGCTATGAGAGGTGCTGACCTCAATGGCGGATTCCCCGGCGATGATGCTACTTCACTTCAGCAGTTAGCTTCCGGTGACGGAAACTTGGAAATCTTCTACACGCACCAGTTTGTGCAAAATGAAGTTTCCAGCACTGATGTTGGTGGAGATTCAACTTCTGTATTCGCTCCACTTGAGCACACCCCAGTTTTGGCTGGCACAATGACTGGTACTGTCTATGACGGTGCAGTCGCTATCCAAACTTTTGTAGTGGCTGAAGACGGAACATTCACCTTCACAGCTATTGGCACACCTCCAGACGCCGTTGCGGTTACTGCTGGTTCAAGCCTTGACGTTGTAACTGGTGAAATCGTTCTTGAATGGGACGGAACACAGTCTACCGCAAACCACATCGTTGTCTCTTATGAGTACAACATGGAATGCAACCAAGACTTGCCAGAAGTTAACTTGGTCATCGAGTCCGAAGAAATTGCTGCCAAGACAAGAAAGCTTAAAGCTGTCTGGTCTTACGAAGCACAGCAAGACCTTCGTTCACAACATAACCTCGACGCCGAAGCTGAGTTGACCGCTGTGCTTGCACAAGAAATCAACTTGGAAATCGACCGAGAAGTTTTGACTGACTTGCGTAACAACGCTGGTACAATCGCTGTATGGGACTTCAATACAGCACTTGGCGACACCATTAAAGAGAAGTACGAGTCTCTTTATGTTAAGGTCGTTGAAGTAAGTAACGTAGTTCATCGTAAGACCCTCCGTGGCGGATGTAACTGGCTTGTTACTTCTCCAGAAGTTGCATCTGTGTTTGAAACAGCTACGGCTGGTTTCGCTCCTGCACCATCTGAAACCTTCACTTCATCGTTGGGTATTCAGTACGTCGGAACGATCAACAACAGATGGCGTCTGTATAAAGACCCACTGTTCCCACAGGGACAGATTTTGATGGGTTATAAAGGCGATTCTTACATGGATTCGGGATATTTTTACTGTCCATATGTACCCCTGACACAAACGCCAGTGGTACTAGATCCAGAGAGCTTCTGCCCAAGAAA